CATCCCGCCCGAAGTTGTCAGGCGCGACGCGCGATTCTTTCCAGCCTGACAGCGTCAGGATGCGCGCCGTCACGTCTTCGCGCAGCTGCCGTACCGTGCGCGCCGCCATCAGACGCGCCAATACGGGTTGCTGTACCCGCGACCGTTCGTCCAGATTTGGCTCGCGCCGCCCTTCTTCTTCGTGCTGTCGACCTTGTTCTCGTCCGCCTCGTCGTAAGTGAACTTGAGCTGGCTAAACGCCGACTCGTACTGCGTGCCGTAGTGCGCCGCGAGCGCCTGCCAGCGTCCGCCGTCGCCGGCACTTGTCGAGAAGTCGAGGAAGATCAGATGCAGCGTGAGCATCAGGTGAACGTCCCGAAGCGCGCTCGGCTGGATGATGAGGTACGGGCGCCGACCGTTCCCGATGAGGCGATTAGCGATCGTCGCGAAGGCCTCGTCGATGTACGCCTGGTACGACGCAGCGGTGCCAAGCAGCGCGGGGAGGTCGCTGTGACGCTGCTCGAGGTCCGCTTGAGCGATGACCGGGTACAGCGTGCGGCGGCACAGCGCGGCGTCCTGGCGGAAGGTATGCGTCACGCTGTCAGGCATGACGAGCGCCCACTCCACGAGCCAGCCCTCTCCGAGCGCCTCTGCCATCGTCAGCGCGCCCGTGAGGCTGTACTGCGCGACGCTGGACACGACGGTCACGGCGCCCGTGACGAGCGTCGATCCATCGGGTCGGTACAAGGTAAACGTGCCGCTCGACGGCGCGGCGGCTGCACCCGCGCGCTGTGTCGGACACGACAGGATCTGCGTGCGCCCGCGCTCGATCGTCTCCGAGCTGCGGAACCGTGCGGTGTAGACCGTCTCAGCGAGCGACACGCGACCTCCTCTGCCTACCGGCCCTTATCGCGCTGCTGCTGGTCGTGACGGCGTGCCGTGTCCTGCGCTGTCTTGCGCGCCTTGTCCGCAGGCACGCCCGACTGCCGGAGCTGGCGCTCCATCCGCTCCATCGCCTCCCGATAGCCGGGACGCTCGCCGCTCACGCGCGGCCTCGACGAGGCTTCGGCGCAGGCGCCGGCAGCTCGTCACCCTCAACCGGTGGCGAGTAGAGGCGCTCTTTTGCGGCACGCATGTTCTGAAGCAGAGCCTCCTCCACGGCCAGCGCGTCGCGATGGTACGGCGAACTCGGCGCCTTCTCCGCCCACTCGCCGACCTTTTTCTCCTGACGCTCGATCTGGAGATCAATAAAGTCCGCATCCGGCAGCTCGATGTATCCGTCCACCACGAGGCGGCGGCAGAAGGCCCAATAGCCCTCCTCGTCACTCTCGATGCGCGTCTGCCCGGCAACGACCTTGGGCGCTTCCCACTTGCTCATGTGGACGGTGCCCGCGACGCCGTCGTAGGCGACGACGTAGCCGCCCGCCTCTGCTTCCCACGGAATGACGGTCCAGCCCTTACGGCGCTTCGCGACTTCAGCGGCGTCGGTGTTGCCGTCCTTATCCACGTTGGCGACGCCGGGGTCAGCGCGAAGCGTGGAGAGCATCGGGAGCCATTCGCCAGCGCGATAGGTCCACTTCGCCGGATGATGCATATACCAGAAGGTCGGAGAGGGCTCGAGCCGCACGAGCTCGCGCATCGCCTGCGGTCGGCTCGCGGCGCGCCCCTCAAACTTCCCCGTCCCACTGGTCCCGAATGTCGCTGCCATCGTCGCTCCTTCGTGTAGCAGACGCAGATGCGCCCGCGCAGGTAGGGTAACCACCGACGCGGGCGCGTGCGTGTCTCAGAGGCTTAGGCGTCGGAAAGGATGCCAATGCCCTTGAGGTCATCGATCTCGGCTACGCCGACAAATGCGCTGCCGACGATGATCGTGGAGCCGTTCGAGGCGTCACGCTCGAACTCCACGACGATCGGAGACTGCGGGATGATCGTCTCGGAGCCAATGATCGGCGCCGCAGTAGCGGTCGCGACGGCGATAGCGCCGGGAGCGATCATCATGCCGAGGCGATCGGCGCCCGCGTTGGCGGTATTGATGCCGTTCGCCGAGGAAAACACGTCGACGCCGAACAGGTTTCCGCGGAAGCCTGGGCCCTTCGCCTGCACCTGGTCTTGCGACGTGGCCAAATACTGGCCGGGCCCGACTTCGCTGCGAAGCGAGGAGATCAGGTCATTGACCTGAACCGGGTGGAGCACGGCCGTGAAGATGCCGTCCGCGCTGTTCAGCTGGAGGCCGAAGATCGCGGAGTAGAACGTCGAGACGCTGAGGTCAACGCCCGTCGAACCGACCGAGGTCGAGAAGCCAGACGCCAGATCGCCAAGCATCGCGGTTACGCGCTTGTTGTAGGCGGCGACCATGTCAGCGGCCAGATTGTCGATCGTCACGTCGAACGGGATCCCGGTCGCGGTAAGCTGTGCGAGATCGCTCACCTGCCGGCGGAGCGCCTGACGAGCGATCGTGACGTTCACGTTCGTGGTGGTAAGCGCGGTGTTCGAGACGCTGGCGTTCTCGGCGACTGCGGCCATTGCATTGGCGCCCCAGCTGACCACGGGCACCTGCACGACAGTAGAGCCGGAGCCGTTCATCGAGCGGAGCTGCAGGATGGACGGATGGTTCACGAGCGACGCGGTGTCCGTCAGCTTGATGATGACGGCCTGATTGAGGATCGCTGCCAGCCGGGCATTGCCCGACAGGCCACTAAAATAGACTTCGTTGGCCATTTTTTTGGCCTCCTACGTTCGTTTTGTGGCCGCGCCTATCGCTGTTGACGGGAGTTCGTGCCCGATCGCGGGAGGGCGTCGCCCTCGACGCCACCCTACCGCGTTCCATGACAGAGTGTCAACCCGTGCGAAGCGCCGCGAAGATCGCATCCCGGTTCGCCCGGAACTCCGCGGGACTCAGGCGCGCGATGGCCTCCGCGGTCCACGCTTCGGGCGCAGACGGCGCCTGCGGCACGGTCGCGCGCGACGTGGCGGGCGCGGGCGGAGAGATCGTCGCGGGTGCGGACTGCGACGGCAACGTCGGCGCCGCCTGCGGAGCGGGTGCGGCGTCGCTCAGGTACGCGCGAACGGCCTTCGGCAACTGGTCACGGTTGCCGAGCCACTCGCCGAGCGGCGGACGGTTCTCCGCGGGCAGCTTCGAGTACGCGTGCTGCACGTACTCGAGGCCCTCCGCGTCAAGGACGCCCGCGGACATGATCTCGCGCTCGAGGCGCAGCGCGTCGCGCTCCGCCTTGCTGCTTGCCTTCGCCTCCTCGTACTGACCGCGCCACTTCTCGGCGCTGGCGGCTACGGGCTCGAGCTCGACGACCTTCGCCTCCAGCTCCTTGACCCGCGCGACGAGCTGCCGGATGCGTGCGTTCGCGCCGCTGTCGTCGACGGTCGGCGTTCCCTCTTCTGCGCTCATGCTCTCTCCTTCTTGAGAATGGCCTCGATACGCGCCTGTTGGCGCACGATCTTGCGGGCCCACGTGCGGCCTGCGTCCCCGCCCCACAGGAGCCACGCGATGTAGCCGGGGGAGGGGTAGTCGGGATGTCCTCGACGAGCAGCGGGCGCCTCGAGGTCGACCTCGTGCCTCGTGAAGTACGCGACCATCCGCTTAGCCGTCTCGACGGTCAACGTGCGCCGGTTGCTCAGGTCGCGTGCACGAGCGACGCCGACCGCCGTCCCTCCACGGCCGTACTCGGCGCGCAGCTCGAGGCCGCGACGCGCTGCCGCGGCGACGGTCGCAGGCGGGCGGAGGTCCAGCTCGCCGCGCTCTTCAGCGCGCTTGAACTCGCGGTAAACCGCGGGCTCGTTGCGGCGCAGGTACTCGCGCTGAGCATCGCTGACGAACGGCATCAGGTATCCTCGCTTGACTCGCTCTCGACTTCGCCGGGGAGCTCGCGCTCGGCCTCGACTTCCTGACCGGTGAGATAGCCGCGAGCCTCTCGAAGGCTCTCGAGCACGGAGCGCAGGATGTCGCGCTGCTCGCCGGTCGCTGCCTCGAGCAGACCGTCGAGCGCCTCCGCCGACGCGCGCAGCTCGTCGACCGCCTCCGCCATAGCCTCCGCATGGGATACGTCGCGCTCAGGCGCCGCCTCCCCTGTTCTTGCTCCTTCTTCGAGGGTCGCAGGCGGCGCCTCTGCCGCCCGCATCGCCTTGACCTGCGCGAGCTGCGCGACGGCGTCCTGCTCGGAGAGGCTGCCGAAGAAGCGCAGCGCGTCGACCTGGCTCATGAGGCCAGCCGCGAGCATCTCAAGCACGTGCTTACGACGCGCCTCCATCTCGTCGGGGCTGAGCGGGATCTCACGGTACAGGACCGAGTACCCGCCCTCCGGGTAGTTCGTGGGCTCCGTGTTCGCTTCAGCCCAGCGGTTGAACAGGATGGCGGAGAGGCCGATGAGCGCCTCATCCGCGGCACGGAACTGCATCACGTAACGGCGCTGAGCGACTCGCTTACCCTCTTGGGAAAGACTGATGGCATACCCGGAGCGTGCCGAGCCCGACGTGCGCTGCAGCTCCGACGGAGCGAGGCCCGCGTCGGTCGCGAGACGATGCGCGACGGCCGCGATGACGGCCTCGAGCTTCTCGACATCGGCGCCGGCCTGGTACTGCCCGATCATCGGCTGCGACGTTTCAGCGACCGGATCGAACATCAGGATCGTCGTGGGGTCGGTCGTGACTTCCGAGCGCGACGCGCGCGTGCCGCCGTCGACCGAGTCTGTACCTGCGACGCGCACGCCGACGGCGTACCGCTGCGGGAACGACGCGTCGCGGATGCAGTGCGTGAGGAACGAGTAGAGGACGCCCATCTGGAGCGTGCCCTCGACAAGCTCGTGATTTGCGAACGGATCGAAGAGCCGATCGCCGTAGTTGCTCGCGTGGTAGAGCTGCGCCGGAATGATGGGCGTGCCGTTCGCGCGGCGCCACGACGACGGGTAGTCGACGCCCTCATAGGTCGCGCCGTGGAGATGCAGCGTCAGGTCGCGGCCAAACTGCCAGCCGTCGAGCGCCTCGACGACGCGGTAGGATGGGTTCTGCGGGTCGCGGATGTCCCAGAGGTCGAACGTCCAGACGTGCTTGCGGTCGATATGGCGGAGGCGCAGCTCGCCAAACATCGTCGGGACCGTCGGCCGTGCAGGGTCGGCCTCCGCGATCGTCATGTGCGGCGGGACCGGACGATAGACGAGGCGCCCGTCGACGACCTCGACGCGCATCCACATCTCGCGCAGCGCGATGGTCAGCGCCTGGAAGCGCGTCATCTGCGCCCACAGGCCCGACCGCGCGATGCTGCCCGACGACCCGACGAGGCGATCGAGGTTCGGGGACGGCGCGAACTGCGCGTGCCGCACGTCAGGCTCGGCGTCGTACAGCGTCGCTAGCTCCGTGCAGACGGTACGCAGCACGCACTGCGTCGTGTCCGGCACGCCCCACGCCGCGCGGCGCACGGATCCGAGCTGCTCCTCAAGACGCGCCTCGAGTAGCGGGCGCCACTTGCCCTCCATCATCGCGTAGCGATGACGGGTCGCCTCGACGCGGCGGGCCTCGTCAGGGTTGCCGGGAGCCGGAGGCTGCGGAGTCGTCTGCGTCGAGTACAGCATGGCGCCCACCTATCCGATACGGAGGAGTTGCGGCGCATACTGGCGTCGCGTCACGAGTTCAAGAGTGTACCGCAGCGCGTCGATCGAGTGCTTGTGCTCAGACGCTTCCCTGCCATCGAACTTCTGCAGGTCGTCGATCAGGCGCTTGCAGCGCGGGTTGACGACGAAGTCGCCGCGCAGCATCGCCGCCTGCAGCATCCGATAGCCCATGAAGACCGAGCCCCGCGGCTTGTAGGCCGTGTGAAACCGCACGGGCCACGCCCCGACCGGCAGACGGAGGTCGCGCTCGATGGCCTGCACGAGCATCGCGTTCGACTTGAGCGCGCCGCCTCGACGCGAGATGGCGGCACGGTCTCCGACCCATCGGTCGATCTGTTCCCAGCGCAGGCCGGCCCGCTTGATCATGTCCATGATGGCGCGCGCGTCCTGCTCAGGCGTCGTCATCCCGTCCGACTGCACCTGGTCGAGGACCGTGATGCGGTGATGACCTTCGGCGTTCGTGGTGATCGCCGTGAGGAGGGCGACCTGTGCGCCAGACTCGCGGCCGTGGTCGACGCCGATGCCGAGCAGCGCCGAGCCGACGGGCGCCTCGTCGAGGACCATCTTCTTCGGGTCGAACATCGGAAACACGCGCCCCTGCACGAAGACTGTCTCCCATTCGCCGAAGAGGCGCTGTCCGCGCTCGGACTCAAGGACCGACATCGCGAGCTCGTCGATCTGCGCCTGCGTCAGGAGCGGACGACCGCCGATCGGCGTCGTCGCCTCGACAGACAGCGGCGCGACGATGTCGTGCACGCGCTTGTCCTCGATCAGCTTCTTCAACCAGTCAAGCGGCATCCCGACCGGCGTCAACGTCAGCGAGATCGTTCCGTTGCGGCGGAAGACGCGCGGGACAAGTTCGTTCCAGATGGCCTCCGGGGGAGGCTCATCGATCTGGAGATGGTCGAGCGTCGAGCCCGCCATGCTCAACGCGCCCTGCTGGACCGATCGGAACTTGAGGATCGACCCGTTCCGGAACCGAACCATCGCCTGACGCCCACGGAAGCCTTTCCCCGGCGTGTACTCCACGTCAGGCATCAGGGCGTCTTTCGGCAGAAGGTCCCAGCACTTCGCCTGGATCGCAAGCCCCTGCTCGTTCGTGACCGTCACGACGTGCGCCTCGATCGGGCCGGAGCGCACTGGCTGGTAGGGATGCGCGCCGAGACAGCGCCAGATCGTGTCGGCGATGCCGACCCACGTCTTCCCGACCTGATTCGCCCCGCGGTAAAGGCGGATCTTCGCCGTCGACTGCAGGAACTCCAGTTGCGGCGGCGTCGGGCGGAAGTACGCGAGCGGGTCAAGCGTCGCGCGCGCGCGCAGCACGTGCGACGCGGAGGCCAACGCAGCGAGGCTCATCCGTTCACCCAGAGTGCTTCTCGGCTTACCTTTCCGCCACGGCGCGACTCGTTGGCCTTGATGTCGCGGAACGGAGTAAACGGGAGCCATTCGGCGCCTACGTTCTCGCAGACCATCACCTGACCGCGGCGACTCCGACACCACGCTCCCAGCGAGGCATAGTCCTGCACCTTCGTCGGGTAGTATTTGCCGGCGATCTGGTACGGCGGATCGATGAACCACGTCGCAACTATGTCCGACGCCGCGGTGTAGTCGCCCTCGATGAGCGTCCAATGACGGATCCGATCAATGCTTACTGCAAGTTGTTCACGACGGCCAGATCCCCATACTTCGGCGCCAAGCGGACTTTTCGACGACGACGACGAGGCCCATGCAGTCAGCGACTTTCGCGGAGAGGCCGCGCCTTTATTGACGCACAGCCCGATGAGCCATCGCGCTTCCTGATGGATCGGCAGGTCGTCGACGCTCTGCCCTTGAGCCAGAAGCGGCAGCGCGCGGATCTCCGACGCCGTCGCGCGAAGGAGGTATCGCCATGCGCCTGCGATCTTCGGGTTCTTCTCGATCAGCACGACGCGACGGTCCGGATACCGCGACGCGTAGCCCGCGGACCCTGCGAATGGCTCGACGATCGTGTCGTGCTGCGGTGCAGGGTAGCGTGGCGCCGCGCGCCACTTGCCGCCGTAGTACGAGAAGACCGGACGGATACCGCCGCTCATGCCTGCGCCAAGCGCACGACCTTGCCCGTGCGCCTCAGGCTAATCGCGTCCTCGATGCGCTCGAGGTGCTGCGGCGGCAGCGAGGCGACGGCGTCAACGATGACGCCGATCAGCTGCTCGTCGCTCATCGAGTCATCGGGCGACGAGGCCTTCGCCGTCTCGGTATCCAGTGTGCGCCGCACTTCGAGCGCAGCCTTCTTAAGGTTGCTTACCGCCGTCCACGAACCCGCCTCCGTCGCGTCGACGACGGCCTGCTCGAGCTGCACGAGCGAAGCGCGGAGATAGGCGATGGTACTCGCGTCGACCGACGCCGACGGCGCCAAGTCCTTTGATACGGGCTGCTTCTTCTTCATGGTTCCCTCAAACCTTCGGTGAGTTTACCGCGTGGGGGGAATGGGTCGAGGGGCTATCGCG